AAACGCATTGAAGCTTTGGAAGCTATACGGTGTCCACACCTGGAATGTCCTTTGAAAATGCGGCCTATCTTACAAGCCGCCGCAAATGAGGTATTACGTAATGAGTCCTGAAACCGTTGTTGAAAGAGTCCAGGAAAACACGGCGCAAGCGGTGGCGGGTGAAGTTACCGATACCATACTTGCTACATCGGGCGGCATCGCCGCCGAAGTAACGGAAGTCAGTCAGCAACTATCCGAACATGCCGAAGCAAGTGAGGGACGGCATGAGGAAATTTTAGAGGGTCAATCATGGCTAGAAAATCAGTTCCAGTCGATACAATCGAGTCAGACAGCACAACAAGCGTTACTCCAATCTCTGACAACACAGTTAGCGGCGCTAACAACGATGCTGCAAACACTGAGTCAGAGCTTATCAATGGCTTCGAATCCGTCAACCCCGGCGATACCGGAAACGGTAGTGATAGCGGAGGTACAGCCGGAAGCGGCACCGCAACCGGAACCCGTCGCCGTGGCAGACCACCCGGCAGTACAAACGCGCCGCGCAAAACGAAGACTAATCTAGGTGGTCTGGAATCTATCTTACTTTCGCTTCATGCAATGGCGTCCGGTTTTCTGGAAGTACCGGAACTGGCGCTAGATCCTGATGAAGCGAAACTAATGGCCGATGCCGCCGCACAAGTTGCGGCGCATTACAATCACGTCATGAACCCGAAGGTTTTAGCGTGGGCCAATCTCGCTATGGTTTGCGGCGGCGTTTACGGCACCCGATACGCCGCCGTCCGTATGCGGCTCAAAGCCGAAGCCGCCAACCGTGCGGCGCTTGTCAAGCAAGCGGCGCCCGGTAACGTGCGTGAAATGAAGTCCGGCACAAACGCGGCACCTGGCTTGCCGGATTACAGCGCGTACGCATTCCGACCCGATAACACACCGCTTGCGGCGGAGTAGCATGAATTACCCTAACGAAACGCAACGCCTTTCGATTGTTGGCAGAACCGGCAGCGGAAAAACCTACGCTGCCGGTTGGCATTTGTCGCGCGCTAACTTCGACACGATGCCATGGATCGTATACGATTTCAAACGCGATTCTTTGCTTGCTGAGATTGCCAACCTGGAAGGCGCCGAACATATTGACCTTGACGAAGTACCCACGAAACCCGGTATCTATTTCGTACACCCTATGCCAGATGACCATGAAGCGGTACAGGCGCAAATGTGGCGAATTTGGCGCAACGAAAATACAGGCGTTTACATTGATGAGGGATACATGGTATGCGGACCGCCCGTCATCAATCGTCCATTCCGTACACTACTCACACAAGGACGCAGCAAGCATGTACCTATGATAATCCTATCCCAACGTCCTTGTTGGTTGGACCGTTTCGTTTTTACTGAGTCCGATTTTTATCAAGTGTTTGCCTTGAACCACAAAGGTGACCGCGCGAAAATGATGGAATATATTCCGGCGGATTTATCGCATCCTCTTCCACAATACTCAAGTTACTATCATGACGTTTCCGCCGCCGAAACCGTCGTTATGAAACCCGTACCAGATTTCGATACTATCTTACAGACCTTCGATTCCCGCTTACAAGCGATGCGAAAGCGGAAGGTACGGGTACTCATTTGACCCTTGACTCCTGAATCAATGGGAGTTAGACTTGACTTAGCGTCCGTGTAAGAACTGGAGTAACAGACTATGGCCGAAGAGACGATTTTGACGTGGAATGCCGCCAACTGGATTACAGTCCTGATTATGGTGGTCTTGGGTTTCGCCATCCTTGGAATGATCTCACAAATCTGGAAGGCGAAACACCCGGCAACAACGGCGTAAGGGAAGGCCACCTATGGATAACGTCATCAATTGGGGCTTACTCAAACACCCGATGAATTGGGCCATCGTTTTATTGATGGTTTTGATTGCATCGGCTGGATTGCACTTCGTTTTCCAATACGCAGGGAAGACGGAGTAAAACTGACAAGCACGTAACCGATTACCAAATGGGAGCTACCTAAAAATGGGAACCGCATCGAACCAACCGAACCCGACACAAATCAACGCGCTTGCGCGGCAAATGGTCGCCGCAAGTAGCGTTAGAATGTGTCAACAGATTTATTCCACTACCGTAACCCCGGCAACGCAACCGTCAATCAACATCATTCCGCGTAACGTCGGTTTGATCTTGGGATTTTGGGTGAAGGTGAAAGCGACATTCACCGCCGCCGCCGTAACTGCTATCACGCCTACAAACTTCGGCGCCGCGAACCTGCTTTCACAGATTCAGTTTACGGACTTGCAAAACAACACCCGAATTCAAACACCCGGATGGCATCTTAACTTTGTCAACAGCGTAAAAGGACGTTCGCCGTACGCATCGGCGCTTTTGACCACGGCGCTTGATGGAAACGCAGGTATCGCCGGACAGTACGGAAGTAACTGGACTGTCAACAGCCAACCCGCAAGCATTGCGGGCGGCGTGACGGATGCAACCACTACATTCTGGTACTACGTGCCGCTGGCCTACACGGACGGCGACTATCGCGGCGCCATCTATGCCGCCGTTGTCAATGCCACCATGCAACTGTCCCTTACCTTCAATCCTACTGCGGTGGTCGCCGCAGGCGATTCCACGCTTGCCGTATTTCAAGGCAATACCGGCACGTTTGATTCTGCCACTGTCACCGTGTACCAGGATTACCTGGACCAGATTCCTTTCGGCAAAAACGGTCCTATTTTGCCAATGATGGATCTGAGCACGATTTACGAACTGAAGCAAACACTGTTTACGAACATGACCCCGGCTTCAGACTTCCCCATGCAGTACAGTAATTTCCGCGACTTTTTGAGCACGTTCGCCGTGTACTACAACGGCGCCGCGCGTGTCGCTGGCGCTGATATCAACTTTTGGGCGCTTCAATCGGCCAACTTTACGAACCTTTGGAAAATCGAACCGGCGTTAGCGGCTTTGAAAACCCGCGCGCTGTTGCATACCGATTTTCCCTTGGGCGTTTACTACTTCGGAAGCCGCGCGAAACCAATCAGTACCACGCAGTACGGTAACATGGAATTGGTGTTGAATCCGTCCGCCGCCGCCGCAGGCGCCTACTGTCTGGTAGGTTACGAAGATCTTGCGTACGTCAACAACATCACGCAGGCGGGAAGCCTTCCGGCAGGCGCGTAACCCAATTCGGCGAACCCCTGTTAGCCGTGGCAGGGTCCGCCGCCATTGCGGGGTCAATGTGCTACCTCCGTCATTGACCCCGCTTTAGGACACTGGAGGTTTTGAAGGTGCAAAATGGCTGATGAAAAACAAGGTTTGATCGGAAGCGTGATTTCATGGTGGCGCGCGCCGTTCCAGTCCCAAGGGTCCGCCCTGAATTGGGTGTTATTCGTGGGGCTTTTGGTGATCGCCGCTTTTCTCTGGCAAACAGTTTTGATCGCCGGTTTCGGCGGGAAGGAATAAGGAAACGAAAATGACAGGTTATCATTGGACAGGTGTTCTCGTGTTGTTGGTCATCGGGTACTTTATCGGCGTTTACATGCCCGGACCCGGAAACGCGTTGCGCGGGAAAATCGGAGTCTAACTCATGGGACAAACCGGAGTTATCTTTTTCGCGCTGCTAATTGGCTTCGTGGTTTACATCACGATGCGGAGCGAACTAACCGGATACTTGCAAGTGATCGGGCTTGCCGCAGGCGGGCGGACCAATTGCTCCGGCAGTTCCGGTAACTCCGGTACCGTCACGCAATCACAACCCGCCGCGCCGAACCTATACGGACAATCGGGCGGACAAAACATGCCGATGTAAGGTGGACTCAAAATGCCCTTTGTACTCATCATAGCCGGAATCGTGCTACTCATCGCCGCCGCGCGAGATACACAGTGCCAACTTTTTACGCTGTTGGTTGGTGACTTCACAGGCACCAATAATTTCATCTATTGGTTTTTGGCTATCATGATCATAGGTGCTATCGGCTATGTGCCGAAACTGAAACCCGTTTCCGATGCGTTTTTGATACTGGTCATCATTCAACTGTTCTTAGTTAAGGACCGTGGTTTCTTTGACCAGTTCAAGCGACAAATCGGAAGCACGTCAACCGGCAGCACGTCAACCGGAAGTACAACCTCAACACCGTCCGTAACAGGCCCAATGGGAACAGTAGTCATCGGCGGTGTTGAATATCCGATCACACAGGCGGAGCAACATTAAAATGTCGGAAAAATTTATCGCTGCCGGAGTAACGATTTTAGTAGGTATCGTGGGCGTCGCCGCCCTTTCGGTGCTTGTTTCGCGTAACTCGCAAACCGTCAACGTCATCACACAGGCAACAACCGGATTCAAAAACGCGCTATGTACCGCGTTGTCGCCTATTGGTGTCAAGTGTGCCAGCACGAATCCGTTGGAGTCCGTAACATCGCGCGTAATTTGGTAGAGAGGAAAACACAATGTCTGAACAGCTTATCACTTCAATAGTCACCGTCGTAACTGCCATCATCGGCGTTGCGATCCTTGCCGTGTTGGTTTCCAACCAATCGCAAACCGGCACTGTCATCAAAGCTGGTGCAAGCGGTTTCGCTCAGGATCTTGCCGCCGCTTTGTCGCCGGTTACAGGTGGCAGCGGATACAGCATCAACTCGATTTTGCCGTCCGTTTACTAGTCAAAAGGAAAGGCCCACAATGTTTAGTCCGATTGCATCGCGTTCCAGATTGGACGGTCTAGCCGGTGGTCTGTATTATTACCACATGGGTGATATCTTCACACCTGGAACGCAGAATTATGTCTTTCAACCTGCGTACACATTGAAAGACATAATTC